GTTGTCCGAGTTGCGCACGAGGATGTGCGGCATGGTGGCCGCAGATAGTTCCGTCTGGAGCCCCGGTGCGATGGTCTCCTCCCATACGCCCGTGCTGTTGGTGTTCTCNCGCTTCCACGTCACGTAGAAGCCTGCACCGGACGCATTGGGGTCCCCACGCACCTTGATGACGGGNCCCTCGATGAACTTCGCGGGAAGCTGCTCGTAGCGGTTCACCTGATCGTAGAAGCCGAACAGGGCTTGATCCCCGTACGTGTCCGTCACGGACCACGTGAAGTCGGCGTTGTCGTTCTTGGTGATCGCGAGCACGTTGTCGTACGCGACGGCCGTGTAGATGCCCCCGCCATTGATCGCGGAGAGGAGACCGTTCTGAATGTCCAGCGTCTTGAAGTCGGTGGTGTTCGTGGAGAATGAATACTGACTGCCGCCGAGCGTGACGTAGTACGAGGTCGAGGCCACGCCTACCTTCACCACGACGTAGATCGTTTGCGGTGGTGGCGTGTAGGGAGCGATGGCCCCCATGACTACGCCCACGTTCTTGTTCACGATGAACGTGTAATCGGCCACCGAGGTAGCGGAGAAGGTCTCACGCGCGTTGTCGGAGTCGGTGGTCAGGTAGTCCACGCCGTCCGGGAACGTGACCGCGTGTGGTGCGCCGCTGTAATCAAACACCGACAGCGCACCGTTGTTGATGACGACGAAGTAACGCTCGTCCGTATCGGAGGTGCCACGGTTGATGGCGTGGACGAAGGCGTCCTCGTAGTTGCCCGGTGCGAGCTTCGCCCGGTGCGCGGTCCCGGCACGCCTACGCAATCCCGAGGACACGGAGGGAACCATGTTCTCCATTTCCTCAACCTGCGAGGGATGGCGAACAGATGAAGCCTGTTGCGACACCCCGCCGATGAGGTTCGGGATGGGATAGTTGACGAGACCCATTGGGTTTACCTGTCGATGATGGATGCCACTGACCACGAGTCAGTGAACATGTTGTTGTCGTTGGTGGCCCCCTCGTGCTCCTCCAAGTCGCGCAGTGCTTCCACTTCTTCGGGGGACGGCGCGGCGGGAGTGGTCATCTGGAGGTACTTGTCACGGAACACTCGCGCAGCCATCACCGCGATGTAGAAGCGGGCGGCTTGCGGAAGGTCCTCGAACTCCAGTAGCGTGATGAGGCGCACGTCCACGGGTTGCGTGAACGCATACGTGTGATTCTCGCGGTCGTACAGGCGCGTGCCACGCATCACTGCGTCCACGTCGCGGCTATCGCCCATAGGGTCCACTTCGATGGCCCCATTGGGGAGGTACAGGTTGCCCTCTACGTCGGGCGTGAGGGTGACGTTCTCCTCCGAGTTGAACGCCCATCCGCGAGATTGGACGGACGTGGAGGTTTCCTCCAGTACGCGCTTCGCCATGGCGACGGACGCAACACCGGAGACTTGCAGCGTGGACACAGGTTGCTCCCAAACACTTTCGAGCATCTTGTTCACGGCGTCGAGCTTGGACATCAAGGCGGCGGCCATAGGGGGTCCTGAAGGTCAGAAAAGAAAGGGGCCGCACCCGGAGTGCGGGAACGGCCCCTTGGAGGTGATGCAGGAACGGAGACGGATTAGCTCGTCGTCTTGAGTTCGACCGAGCACTCCGGACGGAGGATGCCCGAACCGATGGCGTACTTCGCCAGCATCAGGGTGCCCTGACGCCGCATGTCGTAGCCCATCTCGGTCGAGAGGTCGAGCAGCTTCACCGTACCAACCGCGTCCCGCGTGGAGACGACAGCAGCGGTCTTGGAGAAGTCCGCGAGGTACGTGTTGTTCTGACCCGTGGTCGAGCCACCCGAGAGGTCCGTGATCGGGAGGTGGTTCGTCTTGACGATACCGGCACCCGCGATGCGGAGAATCTTGCCGTCGCTGTACGAGCCAGCGCCCATCCAGTCACGGTTGATGAGGGCCGTCGATTGCGCGAGCAGGTAATACTGCGCAGGACGGACGAACACCGACTTCTCGTCACCTTCCGGGATGTCCTTCTCGTCCATCGCCTGAACCGCAGCGTAGATACCGGCCGCGAGGTCGGTCGCCGACGTGCGATACAGCGTCGTGGTCGAGGTGAGGGCCGTGCCGCCGAAGCCGCCCGTGACCGTCGCCGAAGCGCGGGCCGCGAGGACCATGACTTGCAGGACCGTCTTGTCCCACGAGTTCGCCAGCGAGTTGCCGGTTTGCTTGGCGTATTCGCCGCGCGTCTCGTAGTGCGCCTTCGCTTCGTCGATGTTCGCGATGAACACGGACGCGACGAGCAGGTCGTCNATGTTGATGGTGCGCTCGTTCAGCGGCGACGTTTGGCCGACGATTTCCGTACCCGGCGTGTGATACGCGGCCGAGACCTTCCACGTGGCGGGGAATTGCGCGGACTTGCCGTGCTTGATGGTGCGGACGTTGTGCTTGTCCACCGTGACGTTCTTTTCATCGAACGCCGAGAGGACTTCGCCCGAGAACACCTTGAGGAACAGCGCATCGGGAGTGCCCGCGAGATTCGCGTCACCGAGGCGCAGAACAGTGGCGTTTGCCATGATGTTGCTCTTTCAGTTGCTTGGTTGAGTGAACCCGCAGGAGCGGGCGTGGTGTGGTCACTCGTCGTTCTCGGGACAACGGCTGTGCAGGGTTGTCCACCCTCAGGCGGGCCAAGACTGCGTTGACGTTGAACAGCGAATGGATCGCAGCGGCCCATCACCATGGTTCGGATGATGTCGCGGGCTATGCCCTATAAGCCGCTGCGGGTGTTGAAAGGGATGCGGGGCTGACGCGCCCGCCGACGTACTGCGTGGCCGTGCGTACGACACGGCACCAAGCCCGCCGAAGCGGGAACTCGTTTATGCGTCCGTGCGCGTTGGCGTTTGTGCGCCTTGCATCTGGACGGTGGAGCCCGCAACGGTTTGCAGCAGGCCCATCTCCCGAGCGGCTTTCATCGGGATGGATTGATTGCCGTGCATCACCACGTCACCATCACTGCCGGTGGCATTTGTGCCGAACTGCTTGCGCGAGGCGAGCAAAGCCGGGTCGGTCTTGTTCGTGGTGGCGGCGGTGAGGCCGCAGTTTGCCAGCGTGGCCGTGCCCGTGAGCGCGGCGATGACGATGTTGACGCCCGCCTTGAGACGGTACGTCGAGGTCGTCACCTTCTCGGCGAACACGCCGGTCAGCGGATAGATGGTGTTGATTGCAGCGACGAGTTGATCCACCCGAGCGTTGGCATCGTCGGCAGCATCCATCGCCGGGACGGAGATGGTGTTCACCTTGATGTCACCCGCACCAATCGCGGTAACGGTCGAGATGGTTCCACTCGTCACTGACGCGCCTGAAGGCGGGGTGCCTACGTGTGCTGTCATGGTGGGACTCTTTGAGGTTGAGGGTTAGCGGGTCTGGATGGTTGCGCCCGCGAAGTCGGAACGTCCGAGCTTGGCTTCGACCTTTGCGCGGAACGCCGGGTCCTTCTTGTACTGCGGCGTGCGCATGTCGGCCGTGACTTGCGCCCACGACTCGTACACATCGCCTGCCGGGGCAACGCCACCGGACAGCAGATTCGGCTGCGAACCGAACGCGGCGACGTGACGCGCCTTCAGGGCCTCGATGGCGAGCTTCGCCTGCGCCTTGTCACCCGACGTGACGGNCTTGTTGAAGGCGACCTTCTCGTCCGCCGAGAGCGCGGTCTGCGCCCATGTGGTGAGGGTGGCGTACTGCTCCTGACCGCCAGCGGCGGCGAAGGCAGAGGCGTCGTAGTCGGCCGCGAGGGCACGCTGGCCCGCGATGTAGCCGTCCACCATTGCCTGCGGGAAGCCCTTGGCGGCGAGCGCAGCGCGAGTCTCAGGAGTCAGGTCGCCCTTCTCCATGAACTCGGCCTGTAGCGCCCCCATGTCGAGCCCCGCATCGGCCACGGCCTTCGTGGGATCGGGGGTGGCAGGATCGGCCACCTTGAGGTTGGAGCCGGGGGTCGGTGCAGCGGGCGTAGCAGGGGGAGTAGCAGGTGCGGGCGTGCCGCGTGTGCGCTCCAACTCGACGTACGACTTCGCCATCGCCTCGACGTTGACTTCGCCCTTCTCCGCATTCCAGAACTTCTCCGGGATGTGGTCAGGACGCGCAGCGGGAGTAGCGGGTGCAGCGGGCGTTGCCGGGGTGCCCATGCGCTGATCCACGAGCGCAGCCATCGCGGCGTCGTGTTCCGGCGTACCGGGCTTCGGAGCGGCGGGCGCAGCGGCCTCGGGGGCCAGCGGCGCGGGCGTTGCGGTGGGAGTCGTTGACATCAGTGGTCCTCGCGGGTGAAGCGGTGCTCGTACGTCGAGCCGTCCGCACGCTGGAGGTGAGTGACCAACTCCTGCGCGTTCGCGTGCGACACGAAGTCGGACGGGTTGCCGAGGTTCTCGCGAACCGTCGTCACGTAGTCGGCGGGAATCTCCACACCGTTCTTGTCCAGTTGCGGGGCCTTGATCTTCGGCCCCTTGCGGACGGGTTCGCTATGCACCGGGATTGCGTCAGCCATTTGCGGGTGTTCCTTGTTGTTGGGCCTGAAGCATGTCGCCCGCCTTGTTCACCACGTTGGGTGCGGCGCGGGACATGAGTTCGGCCATCTGGCGTTGCTGTTGGCGTTGAGCGACTTCAGCTTCCGAGCGCACGAGTCCGTCCATGTTGATCTGGCGGGCCGTGCCTGCGCGGGTGATGTAGTCGCCGACGACGAGGTAGTCCTGAATTGCCTCGGGGCCGATGGGCTCCAAGTCACGCAGGAACGCGGTGAGTCGATCCAAGTCATTGCCACGGCCGATGGCGTCGATGCCGGTCGTAACCGCTGGCTTGACTGCGCCCTTCGGGAGCGTGGGCATACGGCCCGCACGTTCCAAGTTGGACATGATGATCGAACACAGGGGGAGTTGTAGGTCTTGCGACATGGTGGAGTAGACGCCACCGAGGGTGGTTTCCAACTCCTGCGCCATGAAGCGAATCTCCTCCGCAGTCACGCGCTCGCCGTCACGTTGGATGGCGGTGTTGAGCATGAACGCGAACGAGAGCGTTTGGATGAGCCCGTTGCGGGTCTCCATTGCAACGCGGAAGTCGTTGTACTTCTCCATCTGCAAGACGGACACGTCCTCGGCGTTACCCGATTCGACCGCACCTGATTCACTCTTGGAGATGGTGTCCTTCTTCGTCGTGCTGTTCGGCTTGACGAGGAACAGGACCTTGGCGGCAGCAGCGGAGCCTTGGACGATTGCCTTCTGCAAGCCTTCGAGGCTCTTGAAGTCGCCCATGTACTCCTCGAACATGCCACGTCCGTAGTCCTCGCCGTCGAGCGTGGTCCACCGGAGCGGGCGTGCGGGGCACTTGTCCTTCGGGAACTCGCCCTTCGAGTCCGGGAGTTCCTTGCCGTCGATTTCCTGATGCACCTTCCACTTCACGGTGCCGCCATCGTCCACGAGCTTCCAGCCCGTGTAGAGGTCAACGTCGTCGTTGGCCTTGGGCCTGCCACCTTCTTCGGTGGAGGGTGTGTCGTTCTTGCCGAGGAACTCGCGCAGCTTCGGCCCGAGTTCGAGCGCGGAGATGCATTCCTTCGTGATGATTTCCAGCGGGTTCCCCATGGGGTCGCGCTTCGCCACGTAGCGGTCGAGTCGGAACACGCGGATGCGGTTGTCCTTGTCGAGCACGATGAGCGAGTTGCCGCCGACGACGAGTTCCTTCAGTGCTTGGAACAGCGCCGGTCGCGCAGCGGACGTTTCGAGTTCCATCATCACCGCACGTTCGATGCGGTTGAGGCCCTTGTCCACTTCGGCCTTCAGCTTCGGGTCGCCCGCGAGCTTCTGGAGGTTGAAGTCGTCAATCTGGAGCCGGAAGAACGGAGCATTCGGGGGGAATAGCGCAAGCAGGAGTTTGCTCGCGAGGTTGTTCACGCACCGTGCGCCCATGGATTGCCATGGGGTCGGGAAGTGAGTGGACTTGTTGCTGCCGTCCGGGGGGAACAACGTGGGGATGCACAGCTTCGCGGCGAGACGCGCACGGTCGAGGTAGATGTTGCGGTCGGTGGCAAGCTGCGCGTAGCGGTTCTGGAGGGACGCCATTGGGGGCTACCTATTGCGCCCCCATTGCAGGGGCTTACATGGGGATGGACAGTCCGCGTCCTGCGGCCTTGGGGGCGAGGTCGATGCGGAGGCTGCGGCGGGCCGTTGCGGCTCCGCGTACGTTGTCCACCGAGTTCGAGTCACCCGGAAGTTCGGGCGCAAGGGGAGCCTGCACGGGCGGTGCAGGGGCCGGTGTCGGCGGCGGCGGTGGGGCCTTGTTGGGTTGAGAGAAGCACATTACTGCGGCTCCATGGATTGTTGAATGACCTCGGCGCGTTGGAACTCAAGGAACTCGATGACTTCTTGGTTCCCTGACCTGATCCATATGCGGCGGTCGCTGTCGGACTCGCGAGGGCGGGACGAGGGGAACGCGCGCTTCAGTGCATCGAGGAGTTCGGCCGACACGAGGTGGCCTATGGTGAACGCTTCATGCGGCATGACGGTTCTGTCCCGTTGTTTATGCGGCTCTTGGCAGTTACCCCGGAAAAAATCCCAAGTCCCTGATTTCTCAAGAGACTTGGGGAGGCCGTGCCGGGACTACACCCGGATGTAGTTCAGTCGCCCTGACGCACACCGCTCGACGGCGGCTATTCGGTGCGGACGCTACACGGGAAGTGGTGCTTTACGCGGGCGTGAGCGCGTAGTTGATGCGACACGTCAGCGACGGGTCCTTCTGCTCCACGTTGAAGTAGTACGGCTTGCCCGGATCGAGGCACGGATAGCGCGTGTCGGCGCGGCCATACTTGTCTATCGGGAACGACGCACCGGCCGTGAAGTAGATGCGACCGTCGCCGCGCACGAGTCCGTCGAACGCACCCGGCGTCTCCGACAGGCAGAACTTGCGCTCGAAGTAGTCCGCCGAGGACGTGGGCGAGATGACGAAGCTCGCCGTGTTGAAGTGCGTGTCCTGCGGGATGACCCTGAACGCGAGCGTCTGGACTGGATGAATCGTCGCGGTCTGCGTGCCAACGTGCAGCGCCCATGGCACGTCGATGACGACGACACCGGCCGGTATGTCGGTCGGCGGCGGTACGATGACGGGGCCGGGTTGGGCCACGCCAAGTGCGGCCAAGATGTC